GATACTGAGCATATTTAAAAGTTGGTCTTCTTTTCTTATATGCCATTAAAGATATTCTCCGTGAGTAAAGTTACGTCCTTGATCTTTTCTCCAACGCTGATTATTTAAATGAGTTTCCCATAATTGTTCAGGACTGAAAGCACCTGACTGTTGTGCTGGACTATTAGCAGTATCTGCTATCCATTTTGCTTTAGCTTGTTCTACTAAAGATTGTGCAGCATCTTCAGAAGGTACTGTTGATGGTACAGCAGATTCAACTACTACTGGTGCAGGATTAACTAAACCTGTATTAATAGTAAAACTAGGAGAAGTGAAGCTAGGAGGAGTTCTAGGACCTGGATCTCCTGTAACTCTATCTAATACTGGTGCTGGTGCTAATTGTGTAAATTCAGTAGTTTCTTGAGAAGCTTGTGGTCCTTGATAAAAACTTTGATTTAATGGATCAGCTTCATTTTGAGAAATTAAATTTCTTAGTTTTATTTTCTCTTGTAATTGATCCATAGTTAAATCACTTTCAGGAAGTTCACTAAGAGATTTTTCGGCTGCAGCTGTATTTTCATTTAAAAAATTTCTATAGTCTGCAAACTCATCTTTAGGTCCTGCTGGACGTTGATCTAATAAAGCAAGAGCTGTAGCTGCTGCACCTGCTTTTAATGTCACAGGATTAGTAAGCATTTGTGCTCCTTTTACAACCTCTCCAGGAGTTGCATAAATATGTGGTACTCCAGTTAATTGTTCTATCCCCTGTGCTGTTAAACCTCTTTTCGCAAGTCCCCAAGTTGGATTAAGAATGTTACGAGGGGTAAAATTAATGCCAGATTTGAATACACCTAAGTTTCTTACATCTCCTACCTTACCTTTTAAGAAATCTGCAGCTCCTTTAATATTTTTCTTAATACCATATCTCTGCATCTCACCACCTATATTGATAGGCTTATCTAAAAATTCTTTAACTCCCCCTAATCGAAATTTAGTTTTATCTAGAATATTTGGTCCTTTGATATTTAAATCAAGATCTAAGGGACTTAGACCTAATCGATTCTTAGCTTGGTTAATAAGATTATTGACTGTACTATTACCACCACTGGTTTTAAGAATATTATCTAAAGTTGATTTAGCTGTTTTAGGTATTTCAGGAGCTACTCTATTAATGAAACCTCTTGACTGATTTACATAGTTTTGTAGCCAATCAGGACCATATGCCATACCTCCAGAACTTAATAAACTTTGGATATATTTTTCAGGAACAGACATTATCTCCAACTCTCCGCTAAATACTGACGAGAACCGACAGCAGTGTCGGCAGGACCAGGTAAAGCTTGTATAAACTCAGCTCCTGATCTTTCATATCTATACCTAGCCTGTAAAGGATCTTTGTAGTTAGGTACGTAAAGAATCGCAGCTAAGCGATTCGTTTCATAAAGATATATCTCATCCCAAATCTTTAAAGCTTCTTTTGCGTTACTGGATTTAATTGTTCTATCAACGTCTCCAGCAATTGTTTCTAATCTTGTAGATGGAGTTGAGGCTACTTCGGTTTTCTTCTCTGCAGTATCACATCTACCTATTTGAAGAGCAATCTTGTCATAGAAATATGAATCAGGAATAGTATTCATTGCTTCTTCCAGCCGTGCATAATCACCTGCTGGTACTGAAACAGTGAAGTATCCTAAATGATACCTGACCCTGCTTTTATCAAAGTCGGATAACTGCACAACAAAAAAACCTGCGTATTTTAATTATACTCTGATTAAATTAGCAGCTAAAACAGAATCCCAATCAACCCTCTTTATCTGTTTTAATTGGTCCAAATTTGCAAATCTCTCACCCGATAAAGACATTTGTAAATCTTTAATTTCTCTTGCCGTCTTAATTCCTATTCCTTTTATATGATCTGCAATCATCTGAGGAGTAGCTCCATTGATATTTAATCTCATATCAGGAGGGAAATCACGGGGTTCTTCTTTAGCTGCTTTGTCTTTAACCTGTAAAGTTTTTACCTTTTTAGTAGCTTGTTTATCAGCTTCAAGTTCATGTTTGTAAGCGGTATATAATTTACCGTCTTGGTCTTCAACCATAAACCAGTCACCATTATCAAATTCACTGATGAGCTTGACACGGGCTCCTGTTTTTTTGTGCTGATAAAGCATAACTAGGACTAGAGAATATCTAATCCTAGCTTACCTTGTAATTAGCTAACTGTCCTAGCAGATAGGTACTGCTCGATGTCCTCGTATCCAGGAGCATCATCAGGCTGTAAGTAGCATGTTTCAACTACGATATAACCTTTTCTACCAGCATCAGCATCAGCATCAGAGATGTATAAACCATCAGCAGCACTGGAAGCGGAAGTAGCATTAGCAGTTGCTTTTACATACACTTTAAATGTAGTAGCAGCTTGGATTACCTTATAAGGAGTATTAGGGTTATCGGAACCACCTGCGTTCACACCACTTGCTGTTACGAGTGGATTGTAGCTGTAACCAGCAACACCACCAGCATAGTAAACAGAGTTAGCAGCACCACCAGCAGCAGGACCATCTACTGTAGATGTGATGTTTGCTTGTGCAGGACCTTCGCCAAGACCAGAAGCAGCAACTGGGTTACCACCATTGTCTCTACCGAAAGAAATTAAGTTTCCTGTATCTGTATAAACACCAGATGCAACTCTTCCATCACCCCAACCAGATGCTACAGAAACTGTAGAACGGTAGATGTAAGAAGACTGAGTAGCATTTCCAGAAACTACCATTCCAGTAATATCTGTACGAGTGTCGTCATTCCTATAAGGAGAAGGAACGATTACATCAGCACTAGTGAATGCAGAAGCTGCTTTTCCTGTAACTTCAACATAACCACGTTGTTGGAAATACTTCCAACCTGGTACAGCTAATACGGCAGTAGGACCACCTTTAGTTGCATCATTTGTGGAATCATCGTTGGTATCAATATTTTTGTACCAACCGTTAAGAGGCTCTGCCCAGTTCCCTGGATAGATTTTCTTAGAAGACAAATAGGCCATTTATTTCTCCAATTGTATTTTTACTAAATGTTATTTACTATACAGATCCGTCATCTTCAACGAAGCTGAATCCTGTAGTTACGAAATCTTTATTAAGGATCTCAAACCCAGCGTACAACTGCCAAATCAAAATTATAAATCTTGAAAAGTCATCATTATTATTAATAAGAACTTGTGCATTTGGTCCACCAATTCCAACACCAATTGCTTGTGGTCCGAAGAAATAACCTTGTGCAACTTCTTTAGAAGCATAAGAACTATTATCGAATGTAGCAGTTATATTTTTTGTTGGGAAGTTAGTAGATTCAAAGAACTTAACACCTTCAAACTGTACGCCTGTTGGCATTACAGGTTCGCCAGCTAGGAAATAAGCTTGTCCAGCTTGAGGTCCCTGATAGAAGCTAGCGTTGTTAGGAATCATGGGGTTGCCCATGTACATTCCTTGTCCAGGAGCACCGGAGTAACGTGCGATTTCTCTGAAGTCAGAGTCACGACGTAAGTGCATCATGAATGTTGGGTCGCATATGCAACGATATAAACCATCTGCATATGTAGGAACATTACGCTTACGTAAGTCCTTAACAACAGTTAAGAGGTCAGTTTTAACTGAGAACTGTTGAATCTGGTTGCCATACTCTGTAGTTGTATAAGCAATTCTTCCAGTTGAGTCTTTTGTCTTACCACCAGCAAAGTAGTAACCACCTTGACTAGTAGATGCAGCACCATTAGCTTCTGCTTTAGAAAGCTCGTCAATAAAGACACGGTCACGCCATCTTCTGTAGTCATCAAGCAAGGTAAGTGAACCTATGCTCTGATGGAACATATTAAGGTTCCCTGTGTCAAGTAGTAGACGTTGTGCTGTTACAAGAGTCTCTCTTGCAATCTTGAAAGTACTTGACTGAGTAGCATCACCAGGATCTGCAGGACCTGTGTATTCTTTAAGTACAACAAGTACCTTTTCCTTTGTGATGTTACGGCTGTTAGCAGTACCGATAGTCTGATCAGCTACACGCTCACGACTATCCTTTGTACCAGGGGTTCCCCAGAACTTATATCTATCCAACTGAACGGTTTGTCCAGGTTGGCGTGTAAAGTCATGTACCACTACTGGCTCACAAGCCATCTCCGCTATATAAGCTGGATGGGGTCTATAGAGCTCGGCTCCCAAAATTTTTGGGAAATCATTATCAATGAACACTTTGTTTTATCCTCCAGGGGCGCAAAGAAAATATCGGATGAAAGAATGAGACAATTTAGTCTTATCTACATAAAATTTTAACAGCGTCTAATTTTCCTTAAATATTATTAAGAATATTGAGCTGTCGAGGCTTTATAACGAGCCCCAGGCGAATTACTAGAACCATAAGATTCTGGATCAATTCCCGTAAAGCCAGGTACACCTAAAGCACCTGGAATAGCACCAGCGGCTACACCGCCAAGACCTGCTGTTAATGCACTAGCAGGAACTAAACCTGCTGCAGCTGCATATTTTGTCCCACTTAAGAAGTTAGGGTTTGTACCCATAGTGGCTGCTTGAGTTAACATCTCTGCTAAATCTTCTGCCCTATTAGCTCTAAAACTCCTATCTCCTCGAAGAACTGATTTTTTTGAAGGTCCTCTACCACTTTTTGCATAGTGATAAGGATCTCTCGGTTCAGCTACGGTATAACCACTTGCATCTCTAGTAATGCCTTTTTTAGCATTAAGATTATCAGCGTAAGTAGTAAGCCTATCTACTGCTCCTTGTGCTTTTGGACCTGCAAATAAACCTGCAAATCTACCAGCAAGTTCTGGAGCAGCAGCACGAGCACCTTTTAAACCAGCGTACGCACCTAAGCCACCAGCAATACCAGCTAGACCTGTTGAGCCTAAATCCTCATCTTGAGAAGCAGCATAACCTGCAGTGCCGATACCGACAGATGTAGGTATGCCGTATTTAATAGCTCCTCTCATAGGTCTACTCCATTACAAACAATTTATTAGCAACTGTTTGTGGCTGAGCTTGGTTCAACATTCTCCATGCATTTCCTGGGTCACGAGACATTTGCTCGTTGAATGTACCCCAGAAATTCTCAGGCTGTTGTGGTGGAGCAGCTTGAGGAGGTGCAGGGAAGTTCTGACCAGCTGTAGCTAAAGCGTTAGGAGTTTGAGGCTGCCCTTCAACTGCAGGCTGTTGGCCTACTGGAGCTGTTGGATATCCTTTAGTTTCTAACTGTTGCTCATTTTCATAAACAGGGTATGGACCTTCTGGACCAAAGAACTTCAATGTATAGTCACTAAGCACATCTGGGTTAGTAAGTATCTCGTTATAAGCAAGATTCTCTTGATGCTCTTGTACAGAAAAATCAGCGTATCCTTTAATTACTTCTTGTGCTCTATTTCCCCACGTTACGGCGTTGTCCAGCATTCCTTCTAGATTTACCGCGTACTGGTTTAGTACCGCTGGTGCCTCTATCCCGAACGCGTCCATCACCTGACGGCTTTCGTTGCTCATTCCTACCTGGTTCTGGACTGCGTCCAGCTGAGCCGAGGAGAGATTCGAAGAGGTTTGGGAAGAGCTGTCCGAGTATGTCTGGCTGGCTGGCGAGATCTGCGGAGCCGATTGTGGCATAGTTGGGGCGCTCACCTGACCGTAGTTGGCCTGGGTATACTGAGGAGCCGCCGTCTGAGATTGTTGACCCTGGAACGGGGATTGGACTGGAGTGCTCAGTAGTCCTACCACCTTGTTGAACGCCGATTCCCATGGACCGTCCTGCTGAGGAGCCGCCGGTTGGGATTGGGGGGCGTACTGAGTAGGGGCGGATTGGAAGCTGGGGGTTCCCTGTGGTACTGCTTGTGGGAAGCTGGTACCCACTTGATATTGACCCGGTGTCTGTGGAGCCGCCTGTGGAGCTGCTGCTGGAGCTGCCGCCACGTAACTGCTCGGAGCCACTGTCGCTGTTGGTGCTTGGCTCGTCTGTTGGGTCGATTGGTCTGTAGCGACCTGCATAACTCATCTCCTTTTGTAACGCCTCGAGTGTTCGATACAGATATGGTGTCAGATCTAGGCGTGGATCTGCTGCCATAGGTAAGTCGGGTGACTGAGGATGAGGAGTCTGCATCATTCCCCCCACGAGTCTTGCAAATTGAGAGTATGCACCCTGCAATTCATTAACCATTCTGAATGGGAAGCCCGATAACATGGCAGCCCTTTCTTCATCCGTTTTCGACGGAAAGAGATACTTCAGTGCTTCTATGCTATCTACCCCTAATTCTTGTAGGTTTCTTACAACAATTGAGTTATTCAAAGTATCCTGAGTTGAGTCTTCATATACTGGTCCGAGCCATCTCCACTGAATTGTTACATCTCCGTCTGGTATTAGACCTGTAACACCTGGTGGAATTTGCTGAGATTGCAGACATGCCATCATTAGTTGCTTAACTTGCTCTTCGTAATATCCCATTGCTTCTGTATAAAGCTTTGTCTCTTCAGG